AGTTTAGGTATCTAATTGGTTCTTGATTCATAGGAGAAAGAGGGAGGGCAAATGCTCTCCCTTTTTTGTTACATAAAAAGTTGTTCGCTATTTTGTTATGATGCTGAAAGTAACAAAGCAAGATTCCGAGTATTGGTATGTGACCTTGACTGAAAAAGTCACGATTGCAAACCCGTATTTTCTATTCAGTATGAAGTGCCGTCAAACCGATGCAGTCAAGAACTTTATTTTGACCGACATCAGCACATTCAAGGAGAGATACAACAAGTTTCTTTTTGATGAAGGTGCGACCGATGCCAAGACATTGGAAGTTGGTGAACACGAATACAGAATCTATGCTCAAATTTCTTCCAACAACTTGAACCCAACATTGGCAGATGAGTTGGTTGAGACAGGCATCTTGAAAGTCATCCCATTGTTGAACGAAGAACTATTCTACCAAGTATCGTGAGCGAGAAAATATACACAACGCAACGAGATATGGGAGTTGAACACGATGTTCAATTAACGGAGAAATTATTCACCACTCAAAGGGACATTGGTTTTGAAAGGTTCACGGATTTGGAGAAAAAGAACTATGATGTTGATGCTTTGAGAGCGTATTTTTTATTGACTGAAGATTCATTTTTATTGCTCCAAGAGGATGGAGGTAGATTGGTAGAAAGTTATGGCTAACAAGAAGATTTCACAACTTGATCCGATAGGAACTATTGATGTCAATCAGGACTCAATACCAATCGTTGACTATAGCGAGAATGTCACCAAGCGGACAAACCTTGCCAACATCGGTCAAAGGGTATTGGAAGCAAATTCTACAACCAACCTTGCCGAAGGGACAAACCTATATTTCACAAATACCCGTGTTTACACCAAAGTCAAAGCAACTTTGTTGGCTGGTTCAAACACATCCATCACCTTTGACGATGCACTTCAAACCATCACCATCGCATCACAAGGCAATGTTCAATCGGTAAACACAAAGACGGGTGCGGTTGTATTGACAACCACCGACATCACCGAAGGCACAAACGAGTATCACACATCTGCACGAGTGAGGGCGGTCATCTTGACTGGTCTTTCACTTGTCACTAATGCGGTGATTTCTGCAACTGATTCGGTGTTGATTGCCTTTGGAAAGTTACAAGCACAAATCACGGCAAACCTTTCAACGCTTACATCACACACATCCAACACAAGCAACCCACACGCCACCACAAAAGCACAAGTAGGGTTGGGAGATGTTCCAAACATAGACACCACAAACGCTTCAAACATTGCGAGTGGTACATTGAGTGATTCACGCCTATCATCTGCCGTTACAAAGCAAGGGAACACATTTAACGGAGCATCTCAATTAGTACAGTTGGATGCATCAACCAAACTTCCAGCAATTGACGGAAGCAATTTAACAAACTTAAACATTCCACCTTCAACGGGTGGGGATTTATACCTTTTTTACAACTACTAAACTATGGCAGCAAATACATCACCCATATTCGCACTAACCCCTGAACTCGCTTTCGCAACCGTGACTGCGGCAACAACAGATAGAACAGGTGCGACAATGACAAACACCGTCACACTTTTAACCGCTGCAACAAACGGCACGAAAATCACGCAGATAGGGGCGAAGGTTGCTGGAACAAATGTGGCAACTTCAGTACTTATTTTTATTAGCGATTCAAGTGGTGCAAATTTTAAGTTATTTGATGAGATTGCATTGTCTGCGATAACCGCTGGAAATACAACCACATCTCAAAGAGCCGTTACTGCTTACTCGGATTTGCAGTTAAAGGCGGGTCAAGTGGTGAAGGTTGGTATCACGGTTGCTGTTACAGACGGTGTGAATTGTTTTGCAATTAAAGGAGATTATTGATGCCTGACTTCGGTATAATGCGTGGGTTTAATGAGAAGTTGTTTGGTGACAAGTTAGTTGCTGGGCAATTACCTACGCAGTTGGGATTGATTGGTAGTACTGCTTTTGGGACTGATCCTGATGCACAGGCTTTTTTTGATAGAGTAACGGCAGCAGGGGGTACATTGTCAGCAACGGAACAACTCGCAGTTGATACGCTTGTAAAACAAATGAAACTTGACGGAACTTGGACACTAATGAAAGCCATTTATCCAATGGTTGGAGCAAGTGCGGCGGCGTGTGCTCAGAACTTAAAATCATCAAGTTTTACGGGTAGTTTTACAAGTGGTTGGACTTTTGCAAGTAGTGGATTGACACCTAATGGCACTTCTGCGTTTATGAATACCAATTTAAATCAATCTACAAATTTAACGGCTACAAGTTTACATTTGTCTTATTATGTCAATGGAGGTACATTTACTGCAAATACTGCAATGGCTGGATTTACTGGAGCAACGAATAGTTTGCTTTTTATAAATGGATCAAGCCTAAGAACTTTTTGCACAAACGATTCTGATTTTACTGGACCGTCTAATATAAATAACGGGTTTTATTTAGGAAGTCGGGTTTCATCAATTTTGAGAAAAGGATATTTTAATGGGACATCAGTAGTTTCAAGTAGTGCGGCTAATACTCCGGTTGCTAATTTGAATTATTTTTTAGGTGCTTTAAATAATAATGGGTTGGGATTTCTTCACGGTAACTTTAAAACGGCTTTTGCTTCTATTGGTACAGGTTTAGATGACACCCAAGCATCAAACTTTTACACCGCAGTACAAGCAATGCAAACCACTTTAAGCCGCCAAGTATAATGATAGGATACATTCTAACACCCGAACAAAAAGAATTGATTCAAGGGCAATATTTTGCAACTGATATTTTTTTCAACTGCGTTACCGATATCAATGGAATTTGGTTTTTGTTTCTATCCGAGCAAGATATCCCATTGGTTGAATCTTCACAATACGCTTGGACTCTTGACCTACCACAAGGCGAATACACACCACCACCTCCACCCCCATTCCCATACTAATGAGCACCGTTAAAAAAACCCCATCACCTATCCCTGTTTCCTTTGAGCAATTTCGTAAAAACCCAATTGCTGCCGTGGCTTTTTGTATGCTGTTGGCTGTGTCTTATCTTTATGTTGACCTTCGCTCGGGGTATAAAGAACAGATTGAAAAGAGCAACCAAAAGATTGATGCGTTGGATTTGAAGATTGACCGCTTGTCATATGCTCTCAAAAAATCCGATAGTGCATTGGCTGCTGCGATTACCGAGATCCGTATAATGAACACAATGAGAAAATTATGAAACACTTTACTTTGATTTTTGCAGCTTGTTTGTGTATCGCCATTGTTGCCGTTCCACAACCCAAGACAAAAGCCGTTCCAGTGGATGAGGTAGAGTTGATGCTTGAGAAAATTAGCAGCCATCTACAAGAGGCATCGGTTGCAACTGAACAGGCACACAAGATGAGTGACAAGATGGTGGAGGAGAAGGTGGCGGAGAAAGCAGAATTGAAAGAGGCAGTTGTTAAAGCGGAAGAGAAGGTAGAAAAGATGGAGGAGAAGATTGAGGTTTTTGCAGTCAAGATGGTGGGTGCTGGAATTGATACAACCACACAACCCATTCAATTCAAGGGAGTGATTTACGATGCATATTTGAACTATGTGAGCGAAGGAGGGAAAGAGGATTTTGAATACTTTAGAGTTTACCTATGGCAGCAAAAGTAAACATCACCTCATTCCGTGCTAAACCAAAAAACAAATTGGGCAGACACACCAAACACAAGAACAAGCACAAGAGTTCCAAACCATATAAAGGACAAGGGAAATGATAGACAAAATCAAAGTAGCAATGAAGGCAAAAGGTTACGCATTCTTTGAGAATGGTGACTACAACCTGAACATCATCGGCATCCGCACCATCGGCAACAAAGTCACCAATGTATTTGATGACCTTTTAACCGTATCCTACAAAGTGAACGGTGAATGGGTGTTCAAACAATGGTCAGCGACAACCGATCCCGGCACAAAGGGAGTGAAAGAATTTCACAACGCTCAAGGTGTTGCTCGTCTTGTTCCTGGTCAATATCGTGGTTCACACGCTATCGGTTTACATCAAGGCAAATACGAAGCGTTGAGACAAGTCAAACCACTCAAGGTATACCGAGATAGCAACAAGGATATGACATTTGATGAGAAGGTCATTACTGAAGGAATCTACGGCATCAACATTCACAAAGCCGGTGCAGATTCAACCTATGTTGAGAACTGGAGCGAGGGATGTCAGGTGTTCAAGAAGTCA